TAGAGCTGGGTGCCGTCCAAGGTAGCAGCTCAAAGTCTGCAAGACCGCTCCTCTACAATGGACGGCACCCAGCTCTACGACGAGGAAGAGTACATCCCTTCCTTCACTGCGGCTGTGGCAAAGCAGAATATGCTCCACCGCAAGGCGGGCCAGGCGGACGGTTTTGTCTGCCGGTCCTCTGCCGGTCGTGTGGTGCGTCTCATCCAGGCCTATGATTCCACCATCTACACCCAGGAGCCCGAGGAGCTGCCTGCACAGTGGCGGCTCGTCTGGTCCCAGGACCCGGCAGATGCGCTGCCCTTTATCTCCCTGGCTACTTCTCCCTATGCGACCGGCGACTGCTGCACCCATGAGGGCCATGTCTGGCGATCCGGCCAGGATGGCAACACCTGGGCACCCGGCACCACCGGCGTCAACTGGGAGGACCTGGGGCCCATTGAGTAACAACCTAGAGAGGAGCTGAGCGTATATGGACCAGCTTATCATCGACAAGCGGTGCTCCCTGGACGACTTCGGCGCGTCTCTGGCCAAGAGGTCCATCAAGGCACCGAAGAAGAAGGAGATCAAAGAGACCGTCCCGTTCTCCAACCAGGCCTATGACTTCTCCGCTATCAACGGGGAGGTCTACTGGGAGGAGCGGGAGCTGCAGTTCGTGCTGGAGCTTATGGCCGACACACCGGCGGACCTGGAGCGGAAGAAGGCCCGTCTGGCTGGCTGGCTGATGAACGTCATCGACGGCCATATCCATGACCCACACGACCCGGACCACTACTTCGTCGGCACCTTCTCCTCCCTGGACTGGGCAGACGACGAGTCGGTGGAGTATACGGCCTGCACCGTGACCTTTATGGCCTACCCGTACAGGATCGCGAAGAAGCCGACCACCGTCATCCTCACTGTACTGCCGGAGGGCCCTTACACCGGTGTCGTTCTCATCGACTCCGCGCATCGGGTCCAGCCGGTGGTCACGCCTGACGTGGCTGTGACCATCCAGAAGGACGGTGTGGAGTATGTGTTCCAGGCTGGCCCGTCCAGCTCCCGGTCCTTCCTGCTGCAGCCTGGACGGAACGAGCTGACCATCACGAACGTCACGGCAGCACCTATCAACGTGCAAATCAGCTTCTATGAGGAGGTTTTCTGAGTGTTCATCGTAACCATACAGAACGGGAGCGAGGCCCTGGAAATCCACAACGAAGTCGAGAAGCTGGCAGCTGGTAAGGTGGTGCAAGGTGTCAACACCATCGACTCCTTCACCTTCACCATGCTGCCGTCCAGCCCCGGCTTCGATAAGCTGCACGAGTTCACCACGCTGGTACACGTCTATAACACCAACAAGGCCCGGTCCGAGTTCTTCGGCCGGGTCTTGTACATGGCCAACGACATGGACGAGGAAGGCAGGCTCTCCAAGGAAGTGACTTGTGAGAGCTATTTCGGCTTCCTGTGTGACAGCCGTCAGGCCTATGTGGACACCCAGAACTGGACGGTTCAGGGCCTGCTGCAGTACCTCATCGACCGGCACAATGAGCAGGTGGAGCCGTATAAACGGTTCACCCTGGGCACTGTGACCGTCACTGACCCGAACGACAACCTCTACTGTGGCATCCAGAGGAAGAACACCTGGGAGGCCATCAAGGAGAAGCTGCTGGACGTGCTGGGCGGCGAGCTGCAGTACCATGTCACGGAGACCGGTCTGGTCCTGGACTACGTGCCGCAGCTGGGCAAGACCTCCGGCACCGCTATCGTGCTGTCCCGTAACATGAAGAGCATACAGCAGGAGAAGGACCCCACCGCGTTCGTGTCTCGCCTCATCCCGCTCGGCTGCAAGCTGAAGGTGGAGCAGACGACCACCAACGCGGACGGCAGCACCTCCACCTCCCTAGTGGAGACGGAGCACCGGCTGGGCATCGAGGATGTCAACGGCGGCCTGCCCTACATCGTGGATGAAGAGGCTGAAGCTGAGTATGGCATCCACTACGAGCAGGTGGAGTGGAACGAAGTGACTGAGCCGTCCAACCTGCTGAGCAAGGGCAGAGCGTGGCTGGTGGAGAACAACCGGGTCAAGGTGAAGTACTCCATCACCGCTCTGGACCTGTCCCTGCTGGGTCTGGACCTGGACGACTACGAGGTGCATAACTTCCATCCCGTCCAGAACCCGCTGCTGCAGATCGACGACGTGGCACGTGTCATCAAGAAGAGCCTGGACATCTGCGAGGAGGTCAAGTCCTCCATCGAGGTCGGTGAGAACTTCAAGACGCTCACGGAGCTGCAGCTGGAGCAGGCGGCCCAGATGGCCGCAGCGGCCAGTACCATCCAGCGGATTGAAGGCAACTATGTGGACGCGAACGCGCTGAGCCGTGCATCCGCTCAGGTGCTGACGCAGGTGGCCAACACCTACGTCTCCCAGGAGACCAACACAGCACAGCAGACCGCAGTGAAGAAGCAGTTCGACGCGCTGGCTGAGTCCATGTCCAAGTACGTCACCTCCCTGGTGCTGTATGACGGAGCCAACCTGGACGAGATCGTCACGCCGAACAACTACGCAGGTAATGAGGCCACGACTGCCGGGTACGTCAACTGTCCCGTCACTACGGCCACCCCGTTCGTGCTGGAGGTCATACCTGCAGGCGGCAACGGGCAGATTATGCAGCGAATCACCACCTGCAGTGCGTCTGAGACCATCTACCACCGGTTCCTGATTGCGGACGCTTGGACCGCCTGGACGTGAGAAAGGAGTGCCATATCGTGAGTGAAGCAGTTACCGTCGCGCTGATTGGCCTTCTTGGCTCCGCCCTGGGTTCCCTGGTAGGCATCCTGGTCAACACCAAGCTGACCAACTACCGCTTGGAGCAGCTGGAGAAGAAGGTCGAGAAGCATAACAACCTGGTCGAACGCACCTACCACCTGGAGACCGAGGAGGAGGTCATGAAGAACGACCTGGAACACCTGGCCGAAGAGGTCCAGGACCTGAAGAAATATCATACACCTTGAAGGAGGGGTATTTTATGCCTATCAATATGAACTGGCTGAAGGCTGCGGGCATCCGCGCCATCAAGACTATGGCCCAGACCGCCGTGGCCACCATCGGCTCCGCTGCCGCCCTGGGTGCGGTGGACTGGGTGCTGGTCGGCTCTGCGTCCGCTCTGGCCGCTATCCTGTCCCTGCTGACCAGTGTGGCAGGCTTGCCCGAGCTGAAGGAATGAGCGGTCAATGGTATACACCTGCAAACCTGCTCGGGTCTCTATTTACGTCAATAGAGAGAAGAAGAGCATCGCACAGGTCAAGGCCGAAACTGGCTGCACAGCGGTCATCAACGGCGGCCTGTATGATATGGCGACCTTCCAACCTGCCTGTCATCTGAAGGTGGACGGGCAGGTCCTGGCCGCTGACAAGTACAAGTATTGGGGCCTCGCATGGAACACCGTGGCGGACCTGACCCTGGCCAACGCCTACGACAAGTTCGAGAACTATCTGGCGTGTGTCGCCCTGGTCCGTGACGGTAAGGCAGAGCCCCTGCTGTACGCCTCCGCTATGGGCGGCTACAGGCCCCGGACAGCCTTCGGCGTGTTCCCGGATGGTCGGATATGGCTATACGCTGACAGCACCGGCAGAACGCCTGAGAACCTGCAGAAGCTGGCTCTGGCCGCTGGTGTGAAGTACGCCATCATGCTGGACGGCGGTGGCAGCACTCAGTGGGCCGTACCTGGCGACACTGTGACCGCTGCCCGGCGAGTGCACAACTTCCTCTGTGTATGGGAAGATGATGACGAGAATGACGAGAATGACGAGAATGACAAGGAGCTGAGTACTATGTTCAAAATCGCTTTAGGTGCAGGCCACGGTGCCAGTACTCCCGGCAAACGCTGCGACAAGGCTCTGGACCCGAACCAGACCTCTGAGTGGTGGCTGAACGACCGTATCGCAGACTATGTGGAGGACGGCCTGAAGGCCTACACCGGCTATGAGCTGCTTCGCCTGGACGACTCCGACGACGGCAAGTCCGACATCGCCCTGTCTGTTCGTGTCTCCAAGGCGAACAACTGGGGGGCTGACTTCTATCTCAGCATCCACCACAACGCAGGCGCGAACCTGACCAACGCGGGGGGCATCTGTGCTTTCACCCATCCTCAGGCCAGTGCTGAGTCCGTCAAGTGGCGTGACGCTATGTATGACGAACTCATCAAGCAGACCGGCCTGAAGGGTAACCGGGCACAGCCTAAGACCACCGGCGACTTCTACGTCTTACGCAAGACTAAAATGCCCGCTGTGCTGCTGGAGCTGGGCTTCATGGACAGCAAGGTGGACGTACCTATCATCCTGACCAACGACTTCGCCAAGAAGTGCGCAAAGGCCATTGTGGCCGTCCTGGTGGCCCGTGGCGGCCTGCAGAAGAAGCAGGCGACCCAGACTACCCCTGCGCCCTCCGGCACCCTGTACCGCGTCCAGGTGGGAGCCTTCAGCTCCAAGGCCAACGCTGAGAAGCTGGAGAAGGAGCTGCAGGCGAAAGGCTATCAGGCCTACATTACAACCGTGAAGAAGTAATCCTGTTTTATGACGACGGGCCGTGTTATTATACCGGTACCAGAGTGACGCGGGTCTTTACGGCATTTCGATCTATCTCCTATTCGGATAAAAAGACACCCCTGCCTTTTCGGCGGGGGTGTCTTTTTTTGCTTTATTTTTCATATATAACATGGGTGTACGAATGAACTGGGCCACCTGGA